GATACCGAATACACCAATGACGACCTAGCCCTCGCAATCGAGGCTCTACAGAATAGAGATGAATGGCAGAAGTCAAACACTCAGAAAGCTCAAGCTGTTGCTGAAGAGAGGAAACAACTAGATAGTTTAATGTCTAGGGTAACAAGTGCTTTAGATACAGATGAAGTCAAAGAGTATTTTGGTTCTGACCACGCTTTATTCAAGAGCGTTAGTGAGTACGAGGCATTGCCAAAGCAGGAACAGGAAACTATTGAAGAGCCTAAGCAAGATGATAGAGTTCTTTTACTAGAAGATAAGATTGTTCAGATGGAAGCCGAAAGGCAGGTAGACAAGGATATAGCTGAATTAATAGTAGCTCATCCCGAACTACAGGGCAGTACCGAGGCGTTGAATGACGTATTGGAAACTGCTATTACTAAGAACTTATCTTTAGAAGATGCTTATATTTTTGCAACAGCTACTTCTAACGGGGAGTCTGCCCTGATGAAGGCAATAAAAACAGTAGAAGAGGCAAACGCTCTAAAAGCTCAACCTGAGGCAAAACCTTCAGGTAAAGGTCAAGTTGAAGAACCTATCCCTGTCGGGAAAGACTTTGACGAGATTGCTGATATAGCTTTGACTCGGTACAACATAATGAAATAATGTAAAGGTAAAATACAAAAATGGCAAAACAAATAGATGATAGTGCTGTTGATTATTCTTCGCTGACTGCCCTTACTAAAGAGCAGTACATTCCGAAGTTAGTTGACAACATTAAGAAAAAATCTGTTGTATTATCCCGTATGCTAGGTAAGTCGAGACCAAACGCATCAGGAAATCAGATAGTACAACCTGTCGAGTATGCAGACAGCACAGCATTAGGCTTTTATGAAAAGTATGGTGAGTTGGATGTAGACCCTGACGAATTCGCAAAGAGTGCCAAGTATGATTGGACACAGGCTTATGCAAGTGTTTCAATCTCAGGCTACGAAGAGCGTGTAAACGATAACCCTGAAAAGTTGATTGACCTCTTAGGTGCAAAGATGAAGAATGCTGAGAAATCCTTAGCAAAGAAATTCTCTAAAGCACTTTATGGAGTTGATGATGCTAAGTTGGTTTCTTTAGCAGACATTGCAAAGCAGACTGACCCTTCAACAGCTAACGGTGGTGCTTTAGGTGGGTTAGGTGTTTCAGCTAACGCTTGGTGGAAAGGTGCTTTTGTAGATGCTCACACAGATGCAACTGATAGAACTATTCCGGGCGTAACAGCAGGTTCTACAAGTAAGTTCGATGGACAGTCTACAATCATAGATGAGGTCTTCCGTGCAGGATGGGAAAAGATGAGTAAGGACTCAGGCGATAAACCTTCGCTTATAGTTGTTCCTCAGATTGTGTACGATATGTACGAACAGTTCCTATCTGATAAGAAGAGAACTCCATCAATGGCATCAGGCGAAGTTGCAGATGCAGGATTCATCGGAATGAAGTATCGTGGTGTTGACTTGGTAGTTGACCCAAGCTGTCCTGCCGGACAAGCCTTCTTCATTAACGAAGAATACCTAAGAATGGTTCACAGTCGTAAAGCTAACTTCACATTTAGTGGATTCAAACAGCCTGTTAAGCAAGATGCTAAAACAGGTCATATCCTTTGGATGGGTCAGTTAGTATGCTCTAACAGAGCAAAGGCTGTTGGTCAGATTACAGGTCTTGCTACTGATTACGATACAGTAATACCTTCAGCAAGTTAAGGCTTAGTTCTTTGACAATTAGTATGATAATAAAAGGGGTTGATTTCGGTCAGCCCCTTTACTGCAATGGCTAAGTCGCCTGCTTGGACAAGAAAAGCAGGTCAGTCTAAGTCAGGTGGGCTGAATGCTAAGGGTAGAGCAAGCTACAATAAGGCAACAGGTGGTAATTTAAAAGCACCTGTAACACAGAAAAACCCAACGGGTAAGGCTAAGTCTAGGCGTAAGTCTTTTTGTGCTAGAATGTGTGGTATGAAAAAGAGACTTACAAGTGCTAAAACAGCTAATGACCCAAACAGTAGAGTAAATAAAGCATTGAGAAAATGGAACTGTAGGTGTAAATAAATGAGTTTATACGAAAATATTAATGCAAGAAAAAAAGCAGGGACAAGTAGGTCTAAGGAAAATTCTACAATAAGCGATAAGAATTACGCTGATATGAAAGCAGGATTCCCTAACTCCAAGAAAAATCGTGGAGCATATTTAAAAAAGAAAAAATTTAAACCTCATACAATGTATGATAAAAATGGTAAGTCTTATAAAGCTAATACAATGCAGGAGCATTTAGATATGAAGAAAAAAGGCTACTCTCATAAAAAAGGAGCTTATATGAAAAAAGCAGATGTTGGATATAAAATGGGAAAGGCTTATAAGAAAGCCCTGAAAAAGAAAAAAGTAGGTATGAAGACCTCTAAATCTTTTAGTAAAACCCTTACAAACACTATACCTGAAAAAGCACAAATGACAGCTAAAGATGGTGTATATAAAACAAAGCAAATAATGAGTGTATCTGCTGACCAAGTCGGTGGCAAGGGTGGTAGAAGATATTACGTTGGAGAAGGTAGTAGTCGGAGTATGAGTAATTCTAGGACTAAAGCTAATATGAGAGCAAGGTTTAAGATGGCATCAACTCCTGCTGATTCAATACCTGCGAATCAAATACCAAGTTATTTTGATTCTCCTGCTAAGAAAAAAATAAAAGGTCTTTTTAAAAGAAAAAAGCGTAGATGACAGTAAGTGAAATAGCTCAACAGGTACAGTTACGTGTTGAAGATAAAGATGGTGCTATATTTAGCCAAACTGATATTGCTAGAGCAATAGATTCGGCTAATCAGCGTATAGGTGCATACCTAGATAAGAAGTATCTCTCACGACTACTTCACGAACAATCTTTAAATACATTCTTTGATAACAATGGTATTCCATTAGGTGAGGGAGTGTTGCACGCAGATAATCAGTTTTTAACTACGTATCAATATAATTATGTAACTAATAATACTCCTCAGATGACAGCAGATAGTAAGATTAATTTGACGAGTGCACAAAAGCAAACTATATGGAAAGGTAGTTTTTTATTAAGTGACCTTACAGAACATACTCAAAAGAATCAGGCAGGTTATGAGCTATTGTTTGACCAAATAGAATCAGCATATTTAATACCTAATAACCATACAAATTACGGTGCGAAAATATCTGAAAGCGTAGTGTGGATACATATAACAGACCAATTAGGTAGATATGAACTTGAAAATAGTTATATGTACACTCCTTCAGGTAGTAGCCCTGTAATGGTTCGTACAGCAGAGACAACAAGACTAGGGACACAGGAAGTAAAGTATCTATTGCTACCTAGTGACTTACCTATGTTTGGTAACATACAATTAATATACTATAGAAAGCCTACAACAATAAGCAATATAGGTAGTTACGAGCTAGAGATAGCAAGTGTAGCTCACGATGCTTTGGTATTCTTAGCGTGTGCTGAGTTGCTCAATAGTGACGGAGATATACAACGCTCATCAGATATGCACAATAAGGGTATGCAAGTAATATCTATGTTAAATGAAAAAGTTGGTAATATGGATTTAACTAAGAAACAGAGTAATATATAATGAAGTGGAATGAATTAGTAGACAGAGTTGTTTTACAGTTTGGTACTAACCCACATAATAAAGCAATGGCACGCAAGTTCCTTGAAGAAGCAGAACGTGATTTAGCCTTTCATACAAAGTGTTATATAAAAGATAAGACTATTGTAGCTAATGCTGATGACAATTTCTTTGATATGCCTAATGATTTCCTTGAATTAAAATCAGCTATAACAGCTAATGAACATCAACTGCAACCTTATAGAGACCAAATAAATAGAGTTAAGTCTGATGGTTCTCAGGTTACAGGAACGCCTAAGTATTATTTATTAACATCAGAGCAGATTATATTAATACCACATCCTGAAGACGAGCAGGTAATAAACTTTCAATACATTGCACAACCTAAATCTGTTGAAGAGAACGTATCATATAAAAAAATAAATTACAAAGATTTAGACAATGGTTTCTTTCAGCAGGGAGCGAGCGTAGAAGGTTCGCTTAGTTTGGCTACTGCGACTGTACATAGTGATATAAATGATTTAAAAACAGGTACATTAGTAATAGAAGACCTTTCCCAAGGAGAGCATATATTTACATTGTCGCACCCTGCTAATGCAAGTTCTACAGGATTAAATTTTAACATAACTCAAGGTAGTGGTAGTTTCTTTCCTGCATCAGGCTCTATTGCGATTACAGATACAGGCGAAGATGCTATAGCAAAGACTGTGTCATTTAACACTAGGACTTTTACAAGTAGTCAAGTAACTCTATCGGGCGTGAATATACCCTCAGGTACATCATTTAATGCAGGAGCAAAGGTTACGATACTAAAAGATTTTCAACAGAATGAAACTATATTTACTAAAGACGATTCTTATAATTTAGTGCAGGTTACAGGTAGTTATACTTTTGCAGAATTAGATTCTAGTTGGGATGAATTTGGATTAGGAGCAAGAGCAAAAGCATCTAGTGTGCCAATAGATTGGACTGACATAGATATACTAAGCCCCGTAATACCTGACATATATCATTTATATTTAGTAGACTATGCTAAAGGTTGTTTAGCAGAGCAAGAAAAAGAATATCAATTATCAGATAGGTTTATGCAAAAATACTACGCAAACAGGGAGTCAGTAAGAGGACAGATTAGTGGCAGGGGTACAGGCTCAGGCACGATGGTTGTTGCAGACCTTAGTTTCCGTGGTAATCTTGTATGAGCACAATAAAAGTACCAATATTTGGTGGTCTAGTAACAAACGCAGACCCTGAAGACCTAAAGAAAACATACACTCCACATACTCATAATTTTGATATAAGCGAAGTAGGTACGTTAAAAAGACGAGAAATATCTACTAAAGTAACTCAGCAAACTGACAGGGGCTTTGATTCTATGTTTCTGTTTAGAAATCCTAATTTAGTATTAGGGGGTGGAGCAGAGTGGCTTATCTATTGTAGTCAGCGTGGTATTATTTACCGTATGGATAGATTCTATAATGAATTTATACTTGATAGTTATTCAGATAATGTAAGGCAATATAATGCTAGTAATTCAGACCCGGGCAATGATTTTTTATATTTTATCCCAAACGAACAAGAAGCTGTACCTGAATATTTATCTTTTCAACCCTTTGGAGATTATGTATTAGTAGGCTTTGGACACAATTTTGAACCTAAGATTATACAAGCTATAAATAATAGAAAGCAGTTTTTAGGTGCTTATACAAAAGCCACAGGTGTTTATATAGAGGATTTTCATAGGGCTTACCCTGAAACATATACTCTTACATCAGCACTTGATACTACATTTGGAACATTAGCAGATGGTAATTATAGATACAATTTTGTACCTATATATGACGGTGTTAACGAGGTAATGTTAGATGAGGCAAAGTCTATACAAAGGTCTGTAACAGGTGGTAACGGTCAGGCTAATGTAGCATTAAGTTTAGTAAATGATATAGCTGATATGCCTTGTAGCTTAACAGGGTATAGAGTATATAGGGCTACTATAGTGGGTAACGCAAAACCTGCATACCGTGCAATTAAGACAGTTAATTTACTTACTCCTGCCGGAGCTACTGATACCTTAATATCTTCTGCAACCTGTTTTGCAGGTAGGCATATTATACATAGCCCCGAGGGTTTTCCAACACCTGCTGAGATAGTAGAGATTTGGAATGATAAATATCCGGATGGAGAAGATTACCCTATAAACGTAGCACAAATGACTAACAACACAGGTAAGAGATATAAGTTTGATATATTTAAAAAGGGCGAGAGTGACGATACTTATGGTGCTAACAATACAGCTTACTCAGAGAAAACTTGCGATAGAACGGGAGCTACAGGTTATTTTGGTGGAGCAATAAACGGTTTAAATACAGCATCACAGGATTTACAAGATTTTTATTATTGGGATAGTTATACAACTGACAAAGACCCTTCAGGAGAATTTTTATATTTTAAGCAATTACTTAGTTATTATAATGACGAAGAAGATGGTAACGTAGATGAGGATGGATATGGTAATTGGTGGACTGCTTTAACAGGAGACACTATACTAATAAGAATAACTAGGCAAAATCTTGATGCCTCTTTTTCTAATGAAAGGGTAAATATATTTGTTCAAAATTCTTATATGGGTAAAGATAAAATATATTCTCATAATGAAATATTCCAAAGCCCCGGTAAGTATAATGGCGAAACAGCAAACCTGCAATATGTAGACAAGGATGGAAATAACGATAATATTAATGAAAATATATATCTGCACGGTAGAAAATTCGTAATGTTTAGTCTTGATAGCAATGGAGACCCTTCTGCTGATATAGATGCTTTAACATTAGATTATAATTATGGTACTTTAACAGGAAATCCGGTTCAAGAAAATGATATAGATTTATTTCAAATAACCAATTCAGGTAATCTTAGTCAAACATATGTACCGTCTACAGGTGCACTAACTATAGGATTTACTGACAAAGGAGAGGCAGACGGAAGTCTTGCAAAAGTACCTGACGGTACTATTACCGATTTAAGATGGCTGTATAGTGAGAACCACGGTGGCAGAATGTTTGTGGGTAATGTAGTATTAGACCCAAAGGGTATGAATGAGTATTATCCTGATATGATTAATTTCTCAGAGGCAGGTATGCCTGCTACTATTCCTATAATAAATTTTATTAGAATACGTGACCCTGAGGGTGGTGGCGTACAAGGTTTAAAAAGTATGGGCGACAGCCTTATTGTGTTTATGGAGTATGGTATTTATAGATTAAGAATACCAAGTATTGACCCTAGTAGTTATAGCGTTCTTGAGAGTAATGAGTTTATTGGTTGTGTAGCACCTAGGTCTATAGTAAAAGTAGAAGATAAAGTTTATTTTTGTGGCAATAACAATATATATGCTATTGATGCTAGTTTTAATATTACTCCTATAGGAAGTTCTATTTTAAATAAGTGGGTTGCTGAAACAGAGAAAGTAAAAACTATAGCATCTTACGACCCTATAAAAGAAGTTGTATTGTTTAGGTTTGGTAGGGTCAAGCCTGACTTATATGAATTTAATATTCGCACAGGGGAATGGAACAAGATACAGACACAAGGCAATGTTAGTAGTATGGCAGTTGGAGAAGAAGGTTATTTACACTTTGGAGATAATTCGTATTTAGATATTACTAGAAGTGACGGTAATGATAACGACCAAGATAACCCTGACGAACCCGACCCGGGGGACGGAGATGACGAACCGGGCGACCCAAATGACCCTGATACAGGCATAGACTTATACGACAATACGTGGGATGACACAGATAGTATAGCACAGGAACATAATCAAAACTCAGCATTGTTCTCATCTTTTTCATTTAAAAATCTATCTGCTACATCAGGTAGTAATATTTTAACAGGTTGGAATCCACCTACAGGTATAGGCTCAGGACAAAGTATTTCAGGATATGGACTTCCTGAGGGGACTACGGTTAGCTCTACGAACGCAAGTAATAATAATATAGACGTTAGTGCTAATTCTTCACAAACAACTACAAGCCCACCATTTGCATCTTACCAAATAGTAGGTCACGATAATTCAAATACGTTCTTTGGTGTGAAAGAATTTCATTCAGGAGAAAATGGATTTAGATATAAGTTAGCAGATGATGATTTTGAAAGTAGTAACCAAAAATTATCAGCAGGTTATTTTTGTGATGAAGATTACATCTTTGTAAGAATTATTAATGATAATATAAATAGACCTTCTTTGAGCCAATCAAGGCAACTTGTTAAGGGAGAGCTATTAAGGATTGACAAAGAGTCATACGAAAACACTCCACAAGTATTAAAATTTGACAATGTGTACGATGAGGTAACTAATAATAAAATTCATATATACTTTTTTCAAAACCAATTAAATGGCGAGACTGTAAACAATGATGTAGAATATGTATATTCATCAGGAGATTTTGCAGAGTGGGGTATAGGAGAAGATTTACCTTATCATAATGAAAGTATTGTTGTTCTTAAATGGAAAAACAGCTCATATACACAGCAAAATATGGTGTTGTTACAGACCACATTAGGTAAAGAATTATTTTTAAAAGACGTATATAATTGGCGTAAATGGGTAGACATCAAACCTGATGCAAACTCAGAACAAGATGATGGCGAAGATTCTAGTAATTTTGTCTTACCAACTATACAAACAGTAAACACTAGCTCTGCAACAGCAGATACAAATGGGTCAGGGGATGCTTATAATCATTTTCCTTATTGGAGTAGAAGAACAGACCACGGGACAGAATATAGTTTTTATAGTGGTAATTCATCATTACCAACCCTAGATACTGCATCTGAGGTAAGTGGCTATCCTCATATTGTGGCTAGACATATGGGAGAAATACAAGCGAATCAACATAAGTTTAATGGAAATGTAACTTATACTTTTGAGCATTTTCATATATATCAATTAGACGAAAACACTACAGAAAGTTATAGACAATATAGACCTATTAAGAATCAGAATAATCAGGCTTACTATGCAGAGGTCGCTTATGCTATTATATATAGGCTTATAGATATAGAAGGTACTGACGAAGATTATGAAAGTGCTGTGCAAGCACCTTATGGAGTAACTAACTCTGCATTATTAGATGTTAAACATTATGGGTTTGACCCTATGTTAGAAGAGCAAGTTGAATTAATATGGTATTATCCAACTGCAACTGTACAGCCTGAGCAAGGTATTGTACCTGTTGGTGGTTGGTTAGAGAAAGGAGTTGAGCAGTAATGGCACAAGCAGACCCTCCAAATCATCAGGTATACACACCACCTGCACCGAACGTAACTACAAGACCAATATATAATTACAGTTCTCAAGGTGGCTCTGCTGTATGGAGACTTAGAGGATTAAATGGTAATAGTGTTGGTGGCGAACATTTTGAAAGCGTAAGAGAAACAAAATGGTTTAAATTGTCTGACTATGACAAAAGTGTAAGAATTCGTAAAATCTCTATGAGTTATCGTAGTGGTAAGCCTATACGTGTATACGTTTACAAGGATTTTGAAAACGAACCTTGCCATATATTAGATTTTAAAAAATTAAATAACAGAGGTATTACATCAATGAAAGCATCTACTAGAGCGAAGGTGCTTAAACTTAAAATAGAGACACAAACATATGTTACGAGAGGTGTAGACATTTATAACGTAGAAGTAGATATAGCACAAGGAAATGAGTAGAGAAAACGATAGTAAATTTATACAAGACTCCTTATTAGGTAAGCAGGACAATATATTGTTTACTACTGATTATAATAAGATTACAAGTATGGGCAATAGAAGTATTGCTATTCTAGCTGTCGCTAAGGACTCTATTAGTTCAGGTAATCCTTCTAATGACGAAATGCAAATTTATACGAAATTCGATAACAGATTATATAAGGTATCTTTAAGTGAGGTTAGTTAAATGACAGGTTTAGAAATAATGGCAGTAGCATCTGCATTGCAAGCAGGTGGAAAAATGATTAAGGGGGGACTTGATTGGTTAGATGGTGGCAAAGCATCAAAAGAAGAATTAGCAAGACTAAAAACATTACGGGAGCGTTTGAACGCAGAGGCAGTAACGGATGCAGATGTACAACGTGCAGAGCAATATGGCTCAAGGCAGGCAACGTCAACTATGGGTCAGGCGAGGGACAATGCAAGGCAACAACTAGCATTTCAAGGTTTAGGTAGTAGTGGACTAGCAAGTCAAGTAGGTTTAAAAGAGGCACAGCAGTTAGCAGATGCTCAGACAACACAGGGCATTGCATTGCGTGAAAGACAAGACCAAGCTAATAGACAGTATAAAATAACTGCCGAAGATAACTTACAGAATTATAGAGAACAACTAGCGAATAGAAGAAAAGCAGTAATGCAACAAGGTGCATCTGATTTATTCTCAGGTGGTTTAGATTTATTAACCCTAGGAGCTCAACAGAAAATGTATGACCCAAGTACGGGTATGCCTAAAGTGACAGGAACTGAGGGAACAGATGTTAGTATCGGGTATGATGCTAATGAATTTGACTTTGACCCTAGTAAGGTAAAACCGGAAAAAGTACAGGGCAACTTTAGCTAAGGAGATATTATGGCAGACCCAAGACAAATGTATAACGAGTATCATAAGGCTTTAATGGAAGCCAAGATTGAATCTGCAAAACAAGCACAAAAGAACGCAATAAAACAATATGAGATAGATAGGCGTGCAGAATCTTACAATCTTAAAACTCAATCTGATATACTTAAATCCAAGGAAGAAAGTAGGCGTTCATTTTACAATACGTTTATAAATGCTATGGGTAAGATGTCAGAGTTTGATAGTGCTAACCCATTAAATGTAATATCTCAAAAACCTGACGGTGGATTTCAAATAGAAGATGCAGATGGGAAAATGCAAGATATAACACAAGGACAGTATCTAGTATATGCTCAGGAAAATAAAAATATAATGCAAGTACGCAAATTAGTAATGGAAGGTTATTTATCTACTGTTAAGAACATCGGAGACTATGACCCTGATGCACTTGCAAGAGCAACTAAATTAATACGCAAAGGTAAAAAACCACCTAGTGGCGTAACTACAGATGCTAACGGAGTTGTTCAGATTGTAGACCAAGAAGATGGAATTGCTAAGAACATATCGGAAAAAACAAATCAGATTTACGAAGACCCTGATATGAAAATAGAAGAATACTTAGATAAGAATATTGTTGATATGAACTTATCTAACCCTACTATATCTCCTGAGGTGGCACAAAGAATGTCATCAACTAAATCAGTTTATGACACTCCTATCGTAATAGATAAAACAGACGATTGGTTAAAAAGTAATAGTTTAGGTACTGTAGGTACGACAACAGAGCGTAATCCTATGACTGAAGAAGAGGCTAATAACTTTATAAACAAAGGTGGTTCTACAGCAGGTGGTAATGTAAGTAATTCAGCAGGAATAAATACAACATCTTATAGTAAAGCATTGGAAAAAAAGTTAACAAAATAAATGGAAAATAAGTGGCTATATGACGGGGTAATGTCATTTGAGAATCCTGACTATGAAAGCCCTGATTCACTATTTTATAATAACCCTTATGGAGTTTCTGTCTATACAGATTGGATGGCAGACTACGGGGCTGTACGTAGTGGTATCTCTCCTGATATAACTAACGCAGGTGGCGAAGTAATGCCACGTCCTGCATTTCCTACATTAGATAGTGGGATGCAAGTTGGTCAAGCTATTATAGACAATCAATGGGAACAAGCAGGTGGGGATTATTTACAGTTTGTTAAAAACTACGTATACGGTAATAATAAATCCTTTGATGAAATATCACCTGATGAACAACAAAAGTTGCGTAACTACGCAGGTCATTTAGAGACTTATAGAGCACACGAGAATCAAAAAGCAGATTTACAAGTTGCTGTACAAAACATAGATAATCAAACAGAGACTGAATATTTTTACGAAACATTATTAGAAATGTATCCTGACCAAGCTAAGGCAATAGATGCAAATTTGCAATCAGGAGAGTATACGGTTAATGACTTAATGAATAGCTTTGGTAGTACCAAGCCATTGACTAATCAAAAGGGTCTGACTGAAGATGTATTTACAATGCAAAATGCAGGTGCTGTGTGGGATTCTTTTCAAGCAGGTACAGCCGGATTAGTTTCTGACCTAGGTGGAATGATGCAATATTGGGGACTAGAGTCAGGTAAAGATTTAGCCGAATGGGGTAAGGCGATACAGCAAAACAATACTGTTGATAGAGATGCTGTAGAATGGGATTGGAATCATATAGGCAGTAAAGAGTTTTGGATGATAGATGCACCAACAGCTCTGCCTAGTATGTTATCTCTTATGATACCTTACTTTGGATTTGGTAGGTTAGGTGCAGGTGCTTTTCGAGCTACAAGCTACGCAAAGAATTTCAGAGACATTGAGCGAGCTTATCGTGGGACAGTAAAAGGTGCAGGAGCACTAAAGACTATGAAACGTGGAGAGGCAATTAGTGCATCAATGGCAGGTGCAATGGGTGGTCGTCAAGTAGAGGCTTTGATAGAGGCAGGTGGCACTTGGAATCAAATGAAAGAATTAGGCTATACTGATGAACAGGCAGGTATGGCAAGTAGGTCTGTATTCCAAAACAACCAATGGTTAATGGCTAGTGACTTTGCACAGTTAGCAGGTATATATGGCAGGCTACCTTTTAGATTAGCTAATAACTTTGGTAATTGGTATAGAGGAGCAGGTATAGGTCTTGGTGTTCTAGCTGAGGGTTATGAGGAAGTATTACAATCTTACTTTCAAGATGTAGGGCGTGCTGTTGCAGATGACCAAATAGATGACCCTGAATTAGTATTAGATATTAGGAAACTAGATGGAGAGTCAAAGAAAGCATTTGCTATAGGTGTATTAGGTGGTGGATTCTTTGAGGCAGGTGGAGCATTAGCTACTAGAGGCACTAGGGATATAGATGAGTTATTAGAAGACGTTTATATTAAATATGAATCAAGGAAAGAGGCTAAGGAGAATGCAACGTCAGATATGAACGAAGAGTTCTCAGAGTTTTTAAGACAAGCATCTGCCTTACCTGCACTTAGAGACAAGACAAGAATTTTATTTAGCGACAGGCAATTAGTCGATACGTATACAGAACAAGAGTTAATAGACATTGGATATAATCCTGATGATTATGCAGATGCAAAGCTAGAAGAAGATAATGCAAGATACGATAAAGAAGTTGGTGGCAATCAGTATCTTTTATCTCCTGAGGCTTTTAATTATATGGATAATGATGGTAATGTTACTGTAATTTTTGGTAGGAACGCATCTAATGAGGCAGTATTAGAGGACGTTTCAGAGGCAGTCTTTAGAAGATTAGAACAAATTGACCCTGTCTTGTACAATGATATACAGGCTTGGATACAGAGAAACCAAGAAAAAAGCAGTAACTTTCAAGGCAGGGAACTTTTTAGTAAGTCTTTTGTCTATAATTACCTAGGTGTAGAAAGCACAGTACCTGAAAACAACACAGGTAGCCTAGCCCTTCCACAAGAATTAGCAGAAAGATTTGATGACTATTTTATAAACGAAGACGGTCAGAACATTATTAACGAAATAATGGGCATTCAGGAACGTGAGGCTGAAATGCTACAGTTACCTGAGCGAGGAACATACGGAGCTACAGAACCTATGAGCGTTCTTAGCCGACCTGCTGTAACTATAAAAGAAATAGGCACAGAGTATGTTAATCAGAAAGAGGGTTTACCACCGGATATTAATGATTTTGTACAATGGACTGTTAACGGTGTAGACCAATTTGAGACTCCCAAAAAGATAATAAATATAATGCCTGACTCATCGGGTAGAATGTATGCACTATTAGAGGGAGAGGCGACAGGTATACCTTTAGACCAAGCAGAAATAAAACAGCCACCTGCAACAGCTAATCAAATATTTATAACTATTGATAACAGTCAGGGCGAGTTGTTTAGCCTGCCTGAGGTTGACCCTGCTACACAAGAAGATAAGCCTATTGTAAAGCGTACTGTAAAAGTTAAGGGCATAGACAGCTTTAAGTTTGGAGAACAATTAACGCTTGATGATGTAGCTAAAAACATCAATAAGATAGACAAGGATAATTCGGACACATCTAATATTATTAAAAAGAATGTACAAAATCTTAAAAATATTAAGAAAGAAGACTTTACATATGAGCGTGTCCTTAATATGTTAAGTCAAGCACCTCAGGTAGCAGAAAGTTTAGAACCTGCTGTAAGTCTTAGCGTGCTTAAAGAAATTACTTCTAACCTTGACTTACCTGTAAAAAACAAAGGTAAAAAGCTAGAGCATCTTATATCTATACGTGAGTTCTTTGAGGATAATAAAGATACTGAAGGTTCTCATATGGGTGCAATGATTCCTAAGGATATGATACAGCAGATAGAGATGGATTCGCCTAGAATTACTAGACATTTTACCAATGTAATTAGAGATGCCTATAGAAGATTATTACCTAATGGTACTTTTGAAGTAAACCTACCTGAAGATATAACTAAGGGACAAAGGCAAAAAGTATTAGACTTATTGCTTGGAGCTGATAGAGGATTAGTGCAGTTGCCACCGGGAACTTCTTATGCAGTAAATCAAAAAGTAACTAAAAAACATTCAGGTATATTTACACAGGCTAGTTATAAAAATGGTAAATGGTCTACTCCTACTAAGTTAGTATTCAAAGGTAAGGGAGAAGTACCACCTAGTTTCGTAGCAATTAGTGCAGTAGACCCTACATTAGGAGATACAAAAGGAGAGCAAGGACTACCTAGGGTTTGGAATAAAACTAAAAAGACTTGGGAAAAAACTAATGCTACTTACACACAAGAACAGTATCAAGGTTATATTGATAGAGCTGTGGAGACAGGCGTACAGGAAATACAAGATGAGCTCTATGATGTTTTTGATACATTGGGTATGATTAAAGATATAGCTGAACCAAGGAAATACATAGAAATCGCATTGAATTGGTATACAGGTGCAGTCGATAAATCAATACAGATAGTAGGAGCTACAGAGTTACCATCTCTTTTAGATACCTCTGCTCCTGATTACGGTCAAAGTATAGCTAAAACAAATCAGGAAATTTTTAGATTATTATTAGGTCTTACCTCACCTAATCAACCTGTTGATAACAACTTTAATTATGCAGTAGAAATATATAAGCATATTGAAGAGAGTGGAAATAGACCTCAGTTTACAGATGCAAACACAGGTTTTAAATTCTTTAAGAAGGTAGATGGCGAAAATTTAAAAATGCCTAATGCTATTGCTAAAAACATAGAATTGTTTTACGACCTTAAAGACCAAGAATTTAACGGAGAGATACTTCCTGCTTTGAATTGGATAAAGACAAAGCACAACCCTAATGAAATTAATTATGTACTAAACAATCTCGGGCAAAAAACTAAAGAGTTTGTTGGCGAAGATTTTAATACTAAAGTAAACGGTGCAGAGATGTTTGGTTTTAAAGTCGGAGCTTTTGTATCTAACCTACTAGGAGATACAGATATATCTACAATAGACCTTTGGATGTCTAGGCAAATTAATAGATGGCTAGGAGAGCCCTTTACAAATACAAACGCAGTTGTATCTAGGTTGTTTGGAGATAACCTTTTCGCACCTAATAGTGCTACTACGAAAATGCGTGATGAGGCAGGTAGTAGACAAAACTTTTTATTATTCAGAGATATTGTAAAAGGTATAGCAAATGACCAAAGGGTTACTGATGCTATAGGAAGAAAAATAACACCAATGGAAGCTCAGGCGTTACTATGGTATATGGAAAAAGCATTATACCTAAATCAAAACGCACGCTCCCAAAAAGAAATGAAGGAGTCAGATTATGGCAGTTACGCAGAAATCAGAGCAGAAGGAAGACGTAACACCTCTCTCGGTAATCAAGACACTACAGGGTCTAAACCTGACGGAGGAGAAGGTGCGTATATTACAGGAAGTGGCACAAGAGCATTTGAGAGCACGATTTCCCAAGATAGCGAAGGGGCAACCCTTGGACGAATAGACCTTAATGAAGAGTTTGATAGAGATGATAGGTTAAGACCTTATAGAGCTTTTGGTGCAAAGTACGCATCAGAAGAGGCTAAAAGAATGCAAAAGGAATATGATAAGAACTATCGACCTGAGCAATGGAAAGATTACTTAGTTACTTTTAGCACACAAGTTGGAAAACTACATCCTAAGCTACCCGGTCTTTTTAGACGTTTTCAGTTTTTTAGTTTAAAGTATTACAACGAATCAATGGCAGACGTTGAACCACTTATTAAAAAACTAAAAGACTTGCATAAAAAAGCTGATAAGAATGAGGTCGTACGTAAAGATTATTTAGACATAGACAAGGGTTTAAAGAATAGAAAATATCAAGAAATAAAACCATTGTTAGATAAGTATGGTTTATTTGAAGACGTAAAAAAAGCAAGAGACAGATTAGATAAGATAGCTAAAGACAAAGAGGCTGTAGGATTTGATTCAGGATTCTTAGAAGACTACTTTCCTAGGAGTGTTATAGACCACGTAGCGTTAAAGAATTACTTATTAGAATACGTTGCAGACCAAGCAGATAAAGATGCTATTGCAGAACAGATAGAAGAATCTTCTAGGGATGTAAAGAGAATATTAACTCAAGAAGAACAGTTGGAAGTTATGCAAAGGGTTCTATTAGGTAGAGCACAATCCAACACTTCTACACCATCAAATCTAAAACAAAGAAAGATAACTCAAATAAACGATTCTGCTAATCAGTTCTATGCACCTACTTATGATGCTCTTGGTATATATATGGCACAGGTAACTGAGGCTATAGCAGGTAAAAGATTTTTAGGGCAGAGTAAATACAGCGTTAGGAAACAAGGCAGTCAGTATATAGTAGCACATAAACATTCAGGTAAAGATGCAACAGGATTAAAATTTAAAAACAAGAGAGATGCTTTTGATGCAATGAAATTAATGGTAAGAAAGCATTTAGATGTACAGGGAATTCCTCTACTAGGTATGGAATATACTATAGATTCTTTTATGTTAAGGGCTATGGAACAATTTGAACTTAATAAAGACTCTGAGGCTAGATTAAGAAAACTACTACAATCTTATTTTAATAGAAGTAAAGCTAACCCTCTTGTTGCTAATATAAAAACCTTTGGGTATATAACTTCTATGGGTTCTGTATTCTCAGCGATTACTCAGATTGCTGATGTTGGTTTATCTGTTTGGCGTGCAGGAGACAGAGGTTTATTTAGAATACCTACGGGTGGGTTTAGGACAATTAGTGCATTAACTAAAGCAATGATTTATAACTTTGGTGGAAAGAAAGATAATCAATTTATAGCTAGGGATGACTATGGCGTAGATGCAATAGCAGAAGAAATAAAACCACAAATAGGTCAGAATCCATTACTTAATGCTTTACAATGGGTATTTAGAAAAGTACAGTTAGAGCGTATGGACAGGATTGGTAAAGATACTACTGTGAATGCTACTATTGCTAAGTTTAGAGCACTAGCAAAAAACCCTGCTAAAAAAGAATTTAGCGAGTTTATCTATAGACTAGAACAAACATTTGATAAGCAAGAGATTGCACAGATATTGACAGACCTTAGAGAAAATAATAACAGCGAATTAATTATGCTGTTGTCATATACAGAGCTACTAAAGGTACAGCCAATAGGTAAATCTGAAGTTCCTGTAGGTTATTTAGATATGCCTAACGGTAGAATAATGTATCAGTTAAAAACATTCTTACTTAAAAGATTCGATGTGTGGAGAGATGAGGTTGCATATATAAATAAACAATATGCAGAGGCTGAGGCTAAGGGCGATAAGCTACAAATGTTAAACTTGAAGAAGAAATATTTAGTAAGGCTTGTTGGATTAGTGGCTACACTAGCTATGGCTGAGGCAGGTACTGATGAGATAAAAGATATATTTGCAGGTAGAGATACAGACCTATCTGATAGAGTCACAGGTAACCTATTGAAAATGATTGG